AATTAGCTAAAGAATTGACTCTACCATTAGATGCTTTTCCATTAGAAACAGCTGACACACCATCTTATCCGTCTGGACACGCTTCATCAGGTCGATTAATTTCATTGTTAGTAGCAGATGAAGCACCATTAGAACATAGAAAAAACATATTAGATATCGGTCAAAGAATAGCCGATAGTAGAATGGTAGCTGGAGCTCATTATCCTTCAGACACAAAATTCGGTAAAAGAATAGCTGACGAATTATATCGTCTATCAAAAAATAGTAGTATCGAACCTGATCTAACATTAGAAATGGTTGAATCATTAGAGTATGATGGTGCTGACGAAAAAGATTTTGCTGTTGATGTTGTAGCTGATATCGATAAACAAATAGGTTCAATTAATGGTGAAGTATCACTAGATCAGAGATCAGGTAGAACTAACAGTAAGAAAATTGGTGTACAAATAATACTCAAACCTAATGAGAGAGTTAAGTTTACTACATTATCTAATGATATTATTGGTAGTGACGAAGACTTATCATTAGAAAGTCCTACAGCGTCAAGAGCAACAAAAGACTTCGCTTTCAAACACAAAGACATAGATAGAAAAATATATGTGACAACGAGACCTGACACTAAACGAGGTGGTGGTGCTACAGCAGATCCAAACGAATTAATGACAGCTGCACTATGTACAATGTCTTCAATACCAACAGTCGAAACAATAGAAGACTTAGATGCTTTAATAGAAGAAGTTAAAAAAGTTATTAAGACTGGTAAAGTTATAGGATATACATCATTTGAAGAACAAGCATTAGAAAATGATTATAGTAATTTAGTTCAAGCTATCTCAGCAGCAGAAGTGATCGCTAAGAAAGGTGGTTGGAAAGGTGCTGACAAAGTATATCTAACAGGTAAAGCTTGGAGTGATGATGTTAAACAATTTCAAGTCACAAAATATGGTATGAAAGATTTCAATGCATCTGATTTTATTATTAAGAAAGGTAATAACTATATTGGTATATCATTAAAGAAAAAGAAATCTGGTACGACAGGTGATCCAACATTAATCAATAAAGGATTTGGTACACTATTAAAAGGTAAAGAATTTGATAAAGTCAGAAAAGATTTAGATGATTCTGCTTATTTATTTTACAGTGGTGTTGTAAAGACTGCTCAAAGATTTCAATTAGCACGACCTAAGATAGCTGTAGATAAAGATGGCAATCCATGGATAAGAAAAGATTTGATGGATAAACTAGGTAAGAATGCTAAGAATTTAAGTACAAGTAACTGGCAATCTTTTGTCACAGCTTTACCAAATGATCTAATTAATTATCAGTTGAAGAAAAATAAATCAATATTCAAACCTATGGCTGATGTTATAGAAAAGAACGCTGACTTATTCGCTGATACACTAATTAGATTGATATTAAAAACTGAATTAAAAGAATTACAGAAAGTAAATTTTGATTTCGCTTTAGTTACAGGTGTAGGTAGAATGTTAAAGAGTGGTCTAGTTATAGAGTCAGGTGATTATCAAGATGTTGATACAATGACTACTAAACTTGATGAGTTATTTAAAACAGGTAAACCATCAATGAAGTTAGATAAAAATAAAACACAAGCGTTTGATAGGGGTTCTACTGCAGCGATGCTACACATGATTTTATCAGTTGGATCAACAGCTGTATGTGATGTGACATTGAGATACAAAGGTAACTTCACATCAGCACCTAGTTTTTTAGCTACATTCTCTAAACAATTTAAAGAAGCTTTGAAAGGTAAATAAATGGAATTTATAACAGAAGCAGCAGGTAAGAATTTGCATTTAGAACATCTTGAAGATGAGATTCTAAACTTCGGTATTGCCGGTGGTCGAGGTGCTATACAGTTTTTACAGTCACTAAGAGATATGTTTCAAGGTGGTTCAAAAAGTAAACTGAATGTGACAGTCAAGTGGGACGGAGCTCCAGCTGTCTTTGCTGGACCTCATCCTGAGACAGGTAGATTCTTCGTTGCTAAGAAAGCATTGTTCAGAAAGAATCAAGATCCTAAACCTTATTATCATACATACGAAGATATTGATGCTGATACAGACGGTGACTTAAATAAAAAATTAAAAGTTTGTTTAGATGAATTTAGTAAACTAGGTATGACAGAGATACTTCAAGGAGATTTAATGTTTACAGACGATACATCTACTAAAACTATCAACGGTGTAAAACATATTACATTTCAACCTAACACAATATTGTATGCAGTTGAATCTGATTCAGAAATAGGTAGAGAAGTACAAAAAGCTAAAGTTGGTATAGTCTGGCACACAACATATAAAGGAGACTCAATAGAAAACTTAAGTGCTTCGTTTGGGGCTAAGATACCTAAGACTTCATCTAGTGTATGGCAAGACGACGCAACATACAGAGATGTATCAGGTAGAGCAACATTTACAGCTAAAGAAACAGTTCAAGTGACTAAGTTATTATCAGCTGCAGGTAAACAATTTCATAGAATTAACTCAGGATCATTCAGTAAGTTTTTAAAATGGCAAGACAGTTTAGGTACATCTGCTGTTGGAGCTGGGTTTAAAACTTATCTAAATACATATACAAGAGCAGGAAAAACATTACCAAAAGGTAAAGATGCTGTTAAACTATATCAAGCACATTTTACTAATTGGTGGAAAAAGAATAAATCAGATAGTCCTGTACAAAATTCTAAACTAAGAGAACACTTAAAAGTAATTAAAAGTTCACTTAAAACATTAGAACAAGTAGTAGACTTCATGAGGTTTTTGATAGAAGCTAAACTAATGATTGTCAAGAAAATGGATTCAGCTAAAGGGATAGCAAAAACATTTGTAAAGACAGACAAAGGATTGAAAGTAGTAGCTCCAGAAGGATATGTAGCTATAGATAGAACGGGTGAAGCTGTTAAAATTGTAGACAAAATGGAATTCAGTTTTAATAACTTTACTGTAGCAAAAAATTGGGACAAGTAATGAAAGAAAGAAAACAACCACAAGATCCTACAGTAAAAGACGAACCAGGTACACAACCTAAAAAGTATTACAAAGGATTGAGTAAGAAAGAAAAAGAAGCACGAGCTAAACATTTTGCTAAAGGTAGTACTGCTCCAGCACCAGGTGATGATGATGCTAAGACTAAACCAAGTAAACATACTTTAAAATTTAAAAAGATGTTTGGTGAAAGTAATCCAGATAAATCATTGAATGACAAGTCTAAGAAGTCAGGTATACCTGTAGGAATACTTAAACAAGTATTCAAAAGAGGTGTAAAAGCTTGGCAGACAGGACATAGACCAGGGACAACAGCTGTCCAGTGGGGTCATGCTCGTGTCAATTCTTTTATTACTAAAGGTAAAGGTACATGGGGTAAAGCCGATAGTGATTTAGCAAAAAAAGTTAGAGCTAAAGAAGAAGTCGAAACAGAAAGTTTGTGGGATAATATCAGAAAGAAAAGAGAAAGAATTAAAAGAGGTTCTGGTGAGAAAATGGGTAAAGACGGTTCAGTATCAAAGAAACAATTTGATACGAGTGTAAAATTTAGTAACAGTCCTAAAGCCGATGCAGCTAGAAAAAGAAAAAACAAAATGAAAGGTAAGGCTAAAAAATGAAAACATTTTTAGAACATATTGACTATGGTCTTTACGAAGGTAAGCATGTACCATTAGAAAGACCAATGGTTGAAGTAACAGAAGAACCAGACAAGCCAATCGGTAAACCTAAGAAAGGTGGATCGAAGAAGTTTTATGTCTATGTTAAAGACGGCGACAAAGTAAAGAAAGTTTCATTTGGAGCTAAAGACGGTGGTGCTAATTTATCAGTTAAATTAACAGACCCAAAAGCTAGAAAAGCATTTGCTGATAGACATAATTGTGATACAGCTAATGATAAATTATCAGCTAGATATTGGAGTTGTAGATTACCGTCATACGCTGACTCTCTAGGATTAAAAGGTGGTGGAAATTATTTCTGGTAAACCATACGAAGACGATGGTGAACTCAGAACATTCTATTCTAGTGTAAATAGTGATGATTTAGTTTGGCATAGAGATTCAGAAGACAGAAAAGTTACAGTATTAGAAGGAGAAGGATGGCAGTTTCAATTCAATGGTAGTTTACCGATAGAATTGATGAAAGACAGAATATTCGAGATACCTAGAGATCTGTATCATAGAATAATAAAAGGTAAGACAAAATTAGTCTTACGGATAGAAAAAATATGAACACAAAAGATCAAGACAATTTTTTAAATTTAGCTGTCAAAGGCTTTAAAAATATGGCTAAAGATGTTGGCAAGTTCGATAAAGGACTAGCTAAGTTAGCTAAAGATGCAATGACTCAAGGTAACAAAGGGTATCTTACATTTATGAATTGGTTTCAAAAATTAAACCGAGGTGACAAACTAGCACTTGCTGGTGAACTATCTTATTATACTAAACAAAAAGATAAGACAATAGAAAAAATGTTAAAGTTTAGATTCGAAGAAGTTGAGAAGACATTTAAAGAGATAACAGAAGCTAAAGACAAAGGTGTGACATTCACATTTGGAAGATTCAATCCACCGACTGTTGGACACATGAAGTTAGCAGCTAAGATGAAGTCAGTATCTAGAGGTCATGATGTACAGATATTTACTTCACATACTACAGATAAGAAAAAGAATCCATTAACTAATAAACAGATCAGACAATTTATGAACCCAATGTTACCTAGTGGTATTGATGTTCAGAGAACTGATGCTAAAACTGTATTTGATGTAGTGACAAATTTACATGATCAAGGTTATGAACACATACAAATGGTTGTTGGTTCAGACAGAATTAAAGAATTTAATAATCTACTAAATAAATATAATGGTGTCAAAGCTAGACATGGGTATTATAAATTCAAAACAATTAAAGTTATCTCTGCAGGTGAAAGAGATCCTGACTCAAAAGGTATAGATGGGATGTCAGCTTCTAAAATGAGACAATTAGT